TCGGTGGCGATGATACTGGACAGTGGAAACTATATGCAAACACTGGAACCTCTAATCAGGCTGGTGGATCAAACACACTGACCGGCCAAGGAATGAGTGGCGGCACAACAGATGAGGGTGCTACAACTGGCACACCATCTACAAGCGTAGACGTACTCAAAGCGCTACTCAAGGCTCAGGGATTATCATCAAAGATACTTGATTCATCAACATCATATCTTAACTCTTTGCTCAAGGAAAATATTGACTACGATAACGCTATTGCCCTATTCCTTAATACTAAAGAATATACACTGAAAAATGGAACAAAAGTAACTTCTCCATTCTACTCAGAGTATGGATATCTCAACGAGGGTCTTGCAACCCCAAAGGAAGCAGGCGAACTATTTAATGCTGTTGAGGGATATAAATCACTCCAGCAAAAGTATGGTTTCAGCGATAAGTACCTAAGCACAGAATCACTCAAGAATTATGTAAAGAATAACGTCACAGTACTTGATCTAGACGAACGTGCTAATGCTGCTCGTTTGGCTGCTATCACAGCAGATCCAGCCAAGACTGATGCACTTATCAAACTAGGTTATATCGCAAGTAAGGAAGGTCTACAGGACTTCTACCTTGATGCCAAGATTGGCAAGGAACAACTTGAGACCAATAGAAATACTGGAGCATTTGTAGCGGAGGCTATTCGTCGCTCTGCTACTGGTATATCAACAAAGCCTGGTCAGATTGAGGGCATGAAGGCACTTGCTGCAACACTTACAGATAAGGGTTACACAGAGGCACAGATCGCCCAACTTGCATCTACTGGATTTGAAGAGATCGGAAAGACTCTTGAGCCACTGACTAAACTAGAGAATATCTACGGAGTCAAGGCAGACAAAGAGGCCATCCAGAAGGATCTACAAACAGAAGAATTTTTAGGAATGAGATCAGAACTCCGCGCTCGTCGTAAAGAGCAAGAAGAACTGGCATTCAAAAAGAGAACGGGAGTCATGGGAGCAAATCGCGCAAGCGGTGGTTCTCTAGGCACACGTTCCACACTCGGAGCAATATAACAAGAATTCCACTGGACCTATCGGCCCCAGTGGTGTATAAGACCGATAGTACGAGCCAACTTGGAGCCCCTTCCAATGTTGAGGCGTACGACAACTACTAACAAGGGAGAGGTTGCTATGAGCAACAACCGCGACAATACCAACTGGGATATCGATGACGAAGATGACGAGGATTATACCCCGACATACGACAACGATACTGATCTAGTAAAGAAACTCCGCAAAGCACTAAAGGCCGAGCAGCGCAGAGCAAAAGAACTAGAGACCAACCTAGGAGAACTGAGCAAGGCTCAGAAAGAGCGGATACTAAAAGATGTTTTTACATCCCGTGGTGTAAATGCAAAGATCGCCGCATTCGTTCCAAATGATATCGAAGCAACAGAGGAAGCAATTTCCTCTTGGATCGACCAGTATGCCGACGTGTTCGGTATTCAACAGGACGCTCCAAAGGTATCTGAACAAGATATCGCTTCAATACAGAAAATGAACAATCTGCTGACGAATGCAGAAGCACCAGGGGCATCAGATGATATTGCAAATCGCTTAGCGAATGCAAGTTCAGAAGATGAAATCCTATCCATTTTAAGCGGTCAATAAACCGCAAACTAACCAGAAAGGAGATATCAGCAAATGCCTGATGTCTTTTCCACTTCAACCTCTGGGTTAGGTTCCAATCTTGTAACTATGGCGTACGACAAGTTGATCGAACTCAACTTGCGTTCAACACCACAGTTCCGCGCTATCGCGGACAAGAAGATCGGAAGCCCAACTCACGATGGTTCTTCAATCCGTTTCCAGTTCTACAACGATATTGCTGACACCACAATCGCTGGTGCAACACTCGCTGAAACTGTAGATCCAGATGCAGTAGCAATGCCAGCAACTACAACCCTAGATGTCGCACAGACAGAACTAGGTCGCGTAGTTATCCCAACACGTAAGTTGTCACTTATGTCTCTCTCAGATGTTGATCCATGGATTGCTAACGCAGTTGCGTTCAACATGGCAACAACACTCGATAACGGTATCTCTGCCATCCTAGATGCAGGTACAAACGTTATCCGTGAGTCTGCTGGAGCACTTTCAACAACTGCTGCTAAGTCAACAATCACAACAACAGACACATTCAAGGGACGCGATGTTCGCTTCGCAGTAACTAAGTTACGCGCTGCAAACGTTGTCCCACGTGGCGGAATGTATGTTTCATACATCCACCCAGAAGTTTCACATGATCTCCGCACAGAGACAGGAAACAACATCTGGCGTACACCACATGAGTACCAGAACGTCGGACCACTCCTTGCAGGAGAACTCGGCGCATGGGAAGGTGTCCGTTTCATCGAGACACCACGCATGACAAACACAGTCTCAGGTGCTGCTCTAACAGCACTCGCTACTGCTCCAGCAGTAAGCGGAGTCTCAGGTGAGTTCACAATCGTGGCAGCAAACGCTGCTTTCGGTGGTCTTGCTGAGGTCGGAGATGCTATCTCTGGTACAAACGTAGGTTCAGGCGCTTTGATCACAGCAATCTCAGTTGGTACAACAAACACTACATTCACAGTGTCTGTTGCTAACTCAGGAACTGTTGGAACAAACACACTTACAGTTACTCCAAAGGCACGTGTTTACAACACCTACGTACTCGGACAGCAAGCACTTGCTGAGGCAGTATGGAAGGAACCAGGCATTGAGTTTGGTAACGTTGTAGACAAGTTGAACCGCTTCCGCCCAGTCGGCTGGCACGGTATCATCAACTGGTCAATCTACCGTCAAGAGGCGCTATACCGCATCGAGACTGCTTCATCAGTTCGTCCATAATCTAAGTAATTAGACGGGTGGGTAGGGGGCAACCCCTACTCATCAGTAAAACGGCTTAGGAGGCTATATGACATACAGATTCACAACTCCAACAGTGAGTGAAGGTCCATTAGGGGAAGGCCCACTATTTAGTCGTTACCGCCTTACAAGAGGCGTTAGCGTTATTAAAGTTGATGGGGAATATTATGAGGTCAGAAACCCTTCTACTGAGGAGATAGCAGAGGCAGAGGCATTCTACTTAGGTGGGATAACTTACGATGTTAATGAAGCAGAAAAGGCTGGCCTAGAGGCAGCAGGATATACGGTGGAGACGGTATAAATGTGTGAACATATCAGTAAGGTGATTGAATGGGGATTCACTGATACTCATGATTTTAAGGCCACAAAGTATGGATGCTTGAACTGTGAGGAAACTTCCCCAGTTCCATTTGTCTCACAAGATATATTTGTTGATCATAGCACCTGTGGCGGTCCAGATGTCTGCTTCGGATGCAAGGCTGCAGGACTCCAGTTAAGCACTGGGGATGCCCACAGCGCTAAGTCCATGAGCAACAAAAAATGGGAAAGCGAATTGGATGCTTATCGCTCTGCACGTTCTGAGGGTATCCAACCTGCTGGGACCAGCATGAAGGCAGTTCAGGAGGCCAGAAGGGCCTCTGACGCCCTAGGAACGGCATATGACGCCAATACTATGGTGGACTCTAGCATAATTCAAGACAAGACAGTATCCAAACTCAAGGAAGTGGGAGCAGTATAATGCCAAAGGTAGGAAAAAAAGAATTTCCATATACCGCTAAAGGTATGGCTATGGCCAAGATGGAAGCCAAGAAGACTGGCAAAAAAGTAGCAAAGAAAAAGACCGCTAAAAAGAAACCCGCTAAGCGCGGACTATTCGGAGGAAAGTAATCATGGCAAAGCAATATAAAATTGGATCAAAGTATTACGAAGTAGGATCATTTGCTCAGGCAATTAAGGCAACTCCAAAAAAGACAACTGTTGCAAAAAAGGCAGCAGCAAAGAAGCCTACAATTGGTGGAGCAGCACCTAGAGTAACCAATACTACTGGTTTTACCAATAGATCATCAGGGTACTTAAACCCAAATGCTGCTGGAAACAAGAAGTCTACTACAGTCAAGAAAGTTGCTTCAGTCAAGCGCAAGCGTGGTATGTAATTATGCCAGGCATGAAGAAGAAGGCTACACCTTCACCTAAGCCAAAGAACACTGGTCCAATACTTGTCCTTCCAAATGGAAGTACTGTTGGTCTTAGAGATCTTGGTAAGGTAAAACCAACACCAAAGGCTACCGCTACACCTAAGCCAAAGGTAACTTCAAATCCAACTTGGCAGCAGCAACAAAAGAAAGCAGAAGCCGAACTTCTTAAGAGGCGTAAGGCTGAATCTAAGCGCACTGGAACTTGGCCTAACTACGGAACTAACTAAGAAAAAAACACATGACTTATACAAAACCTGAATTAAGAGAACGTATTAAGAACCGCATTATGGCAAGTTCTCAAGGTGGTAAACCAGGTCAGTGGTCTGCTCGTAAAGCACAGTTAGTTGCTCAGGCTTATAAGAAGGCTGGTGGTGGCTACTCTGGTAGCAAAACCACCAAACAGAAGTCCTTGTCCAAGTGGACTAAGGAAGAGTGGGGAACCAAATCTGGTAAGCCTAGCACTCAAGGATCCAAGGCAACAGGAGAACGATACCTTCCCAAAAAAGCGCGTCAGGCTCTATCCGCCAAGGAGTACGCAAAAACAACTGCAGCCAAACGCAAGGGTACAAGTCAAGGCAGGCAGTTTGTAAAACAACCCAAAGCAATAGCAAAGAAAACAGCAAGGTACAGATGAAAGACTCAAGGTTAAAACGAGCAGGGGTATCTGGCTTTAATAAGCCAAAGCGTACACCTAACCATCCTAAGAAGTCACACGTTGTTGTGGCTAAGGTTGGAGATAAAGTAAGGACAATCCGATTTGGAGAGCAGGGTGCAAGTACCGCTGGTAAACCAAAATCTGGAGAGTCCGAAAGAATGAAAGCAAAACGTAAGTCTTTCAAAGCAAGACATGCAAGTAATATATCAAAAGGTAAAATGAGCGCCGCATATTGGGCAGACAAGGTAAAGTGGTAAAATGAAAAAAATGACAAGTGGAGGACAACCTTCGGGATACAAAAACCCTAAGGGAACAGGTTCAAAGAAGGCAGCACCAATCAAGGTGAGCCAAGCAACAATCGATAGAATTAAGTCAGCAGGAATGGCCGCTGCTCTTAAGAAGGCAGCAGGCGGAGCAAGCGCTGCATACGTCGAAGGCGTAAAGCGCATGTACGGTGCAAGCCGTTTAACTGCAGCAAAGGCTAAAGTAAAGAAGGCAGCACCAGGATCTGCTTCTGGATACCTTAATCCAAAGCAGGCAGGACCTATGACAGGTCAGCCTTCTGGTTACCGTAGCACCAAGCAGGCAGGTTCAAGAGGACCAGCAGGGGCTGGACAGCCATCTGGTTACCGCAGTACAAGAAAACAAAATCGTCCGTAATTCAACATTAAGGGATATTAAATGACAACCACCTATACCAATATGGTAGATGAGGCAATGCTTAACCTATCTGGTTATACATTGAGGCAGGATCGTACCACTCACCTTACACAAGAAATATCAGCATCTGGCTTGACTCTTAACATTGCAGATGTTTCAAATATTGGTAAAGGTGTTGTCGAGATTGATGACGAACTACTTTGGATTGACAGTTATGATCGTGTGTCCAATACCGCTACTGTGGCTCCGTATGGCCGAGGCTATAACGGAACTACAGCAGCGGTACACACGGTCAACTCTCGTGTAACCGTTGCTCCTACCTTCCCAAAGGCAGTAGTTAAGAAAGCAATCAACGATACAATTGACGCAGTATTTCCTCAACTATTTGCAGTTGGGGTTCATGTCTTTAACTTTAACTCTGCTAAGACAACCTATAGCCTACCAGCAGAGGCTGAGACAATCCTCTACGTTTCATGGCAACCAACAGGACCTAGCGAAGAATGGATGCCGCTTCGTAAATGGCGTCAAGACCCACTAGCAAACACCACAGCATTTACCTCAGGTAATAGCATCTCTGTCTACGATAACGTAGAAGCAGGTCGCAAGATCCAGGTATTTTATACCAAGAAGCCATCCACCCTCACAACGTCTGCAGGCTCTGCAGTATTTGAGACAGTCACAGGACTTCCATCATCGTGCAAGGATGTCATCCTTTACGGAGCATCATACCGCCTAGCGTCATTTATTGACCCAGGCCGACTCAACTATTCATCTGCAGAAGCAGATAACGCAGATACAAAGATCCAGTATGGCTCTGGTGCTTCAACAGCACGATTCATGCTCGGACTATATCAGCAACGCCTTAACGAAGAAGCAGGAAAACTTCGTGATGTTTACCCAACCCGAATCCACTATACGAGGTACTAATCAATGACAGTCCGCAGATACTCCTCCATCTCGCAAGAGACATCACTTACAGCAGCGCTTAACGCAACTGCAACTACAATGGTAGTCAACTCAGCAGCGGTGCTTGGTAACATTACACCTGCTTCTGGTGAACGTTTTACACTCGTTATTGATCCAGACACAGCCCTTGAAGAAATTGTTTATGCCACATCACCTAGTTCACCTTCTAGCACAACGATAACAATTATCCGTGGTGTTGACGGAACTGGTACAGAAGGTGTCTCTGGTGTTGCTCACTCAGCAGGAGCCAAAGTTCGTCACATGGCTATCGGTGTTGACTTCCGTGAGGCTAATAACCACATCAAGAATGAAACAACTGCCCACGGTTTGACTATTGCCAACGTTCTAGAAACCACCGACACAAACATGATTACCACGGCTATGCTACAAGCAAACTCCGTGACCACAGCCAAGATTACAGACGCTAACGTAACAACAGCAAAGATTGCTGATAGCGCAATTACTTCCGCTAAAATCGCTGATCTAGGTATCGCCACAGGCGACATCGCAGACTCTGCTATTACAACCGCTAAGATTGCTAATGCTAATGTTACTACTGCTAAGATTGAAGAGTCTGCAGTTACTAACTCTCGCATTGCAGCAGATGCTGTTACAGCAGATAAGATTGCTAACGATGCAGTTGGAACTACAGAGATTGCTAACCTAGCAGTTACGACTGGTAAGATTGCAGATTCAGCCATTACCTCAGCGAAGATCGCTGACGGTACTATCGTGGCTGGAGACATCGCAGACGGTGCTGTTACCTCAGCCAAGATCCTAGATGGAACCATTGTCGCTGGTGACCTAGCCGATGGAGCAGTTACTTCTGCAAAGATTCTAGACGGAACAATTGTTGACGCTGATATCAATGCAACTGCAGGTATTGCCTACACTAAGTTATCTCTTGGTGGAACCATTACTTCTGCTGACCTAGTAGATGGAACTATCGTAGCAACTGATATTGCTAACGGAACCATTACCGCAGCCAAGATGGTATCTGACCCATATGCTCGCGCTAATCACACAGGCACACAGACTGCCTCAACAGTCTCAGACTTTGATACACAGGTTCGCACATCTCGTTTAGACCAGATGGCAGCACCTACTGCTTCCGTATCACTAAACAGCCAAAAGATTACTTCCCTACTAGACCCTACCTCAGCACAGGATGCTTCAACTAAGGCATACGTAGATGCTCAGGTAAATGCCCTTGTAGACGGTGCTCCTGGAACTCTAAACACTCTTAACGAAATTGCTACTGCAATCTCTGCTGGTGGTTCATTTGAATCCACAGTAGTACTCAAGTCTGGTTCTACGATGACTGGCAACTTGACTCTTGCTGGTGCACCTACATCTAACCTTCACGCTGCAACTAAGTTGTACGTAGACGATGTGGCTGGTTCTGCTACAGCAGCAGCCGCTAGTGCAGCAGCCGCAGCCACAACCTATGATAACTTTGATGACCGCTACCTTGGCGCTAAGTCAACTCCTCCAACACTAGATAATGATGGCAATGCACTTATTACTGGTGCTATCTACTGGAACTCTGTAACCAATCAGATGTACGCTTGGACAGGTTCTGCTTGGGGTTCAATCTCATCCACTGCAGACATCTACCGCTTCCGCTTTACAGCAGCAGGTGGAGAAACATCAGAGTCTGGTGCAGATGACAACGGTTTGACACTTGCTTATCTTCCAGGTAAGGAGCAGGTATACCTCAACGGTGTACTTCTTGCTCGTACCTCAGATTACACAGCAACTAACGGAACAAGCATTTCTTCTCTTGCAGCCCTTGCTGCTGGAGATATCCTAGAAGTTATCACCTTTACAGCGTTTGAACTTGCAGACTCAATTGCCCGTTCACTCTTTGATGCTAAAGGTGACATACTCGTAGCAACATCTGCTGATACTCCTGGCAAGTTAACAGTTGGTAGTAACGGACATTACCTAAAGGCTGATTCCTCTACAGCAACTGGCCTTGTATGGGCAGCAGTACCTGACCCAGACCTAACTCCATATGCAACAAAAGTTGCACTTGAAGAACAATCTATTATGACAATTATGGGAGCACTCTAATGACTAAAGCCCGTGACCTAGCAAATGCTGGTACAGCCTTAACGACTGTATCTGCTACAGAGTTGGGATACCTAGATGGTGTTACTTCTGCTGTTCAGACTCAGATTAATGCAAAGGCTGCATCTGATACTGCTGTTACCTTAACTGGAACCCAGACACTTACAAACAAAACAGTCACAACTCCAGTCATCATCTCT